GCGGCAGCTATAGCTGTAATTCCAACACCAGCAACAACCATTCCCTTTGAATTTGCTGCCAACGGTTTAGTTGTGACAACAAGAACGCCAAGAAGAGTAGTAATTCCACCAATACCTCGAGCAAGTTGCTCCCAACTAAGCTTACCCATAGATTTTACAGCAAGAGTTAGAACAAGAATGGCACCAGATAGCAAGATAAGGCCAGTTGATAGAACAGTAAAAGCAGCCGCACCAACTGGACTAGCTGCAAGCTTGGTGAGAACGGCAAAGGACGCCATAAGCTGACCAAAACCGACGGCCATTGCTGTCAGTGCTTTGGTCAAAGCTTCAGAATCAATAGTTGACAGAATCAAAACAGATGCTGTCAAAATGCCGATTGCTCCAGCAATCTTCAAAAGGGCGCTGGCTCTGATGTTAGTTTGCATTGCCTCTAGAGTCTTAGTGAGTTGACCAAATGAATTAGTGATAGTATCAAAGAATCCGCCAGCTGTAGTATCAACACCAAGACCAATATTAAAACCATTCTTCAAGAACTTAACCAGCAATGTGGTAATCCCAAGAAGAAGGCCAGTATTAAGAGCGTCCAATACTTCACTAAAATCAGCCTTATTCATAACGTCAGCAAGTTCTCGGCCGAGATTGCCGAAGAATTCACCAACAGCGTCTTTAATTTTAACAAAAACATCTTTGATCTTTTGGAAAGCTCCCTCAAGCGGTTCAAAGAACTCTCCAACATTTTTAAATATAGCCTTTACAGATTCAAATCGATCACCAAGAGTGGTCATACTTTGGTCAACAGCATCGGCTGAGCTTTGACTAAACAAACCAAACACATCGCCGATAGCATCTCTAATTTTAACCAAAATTTGAAGTGGTTTCTCAATGATTGCGCCTAGGCCCGCAAAGAATGCTTTAATTCCTCCGCCCTTAACAAGAGCTGCTTGGAGGTCGGTAAGTCCATCACCAATCTTAGCAATGAATTCAGTAATTCCAGGAGCATCAACGAGGTGGAGAAGTTCTTTTACCAAACCAGCAAGGAATTTAGTGCCTTCTTTAAGAATTTCCCAGCCAATACTCAAAACTGAAAACAGACCAGAGAATATACGCTTGATTTTATCGATTGTTTCAGCAGACGGTCGCAACATCTCTGTAAATCTAGCAAAAGATGCTGTCATTGCAACCAAACGCTCGGCTGTCATAGCTGGGAAAATATCCCGGAAAGCCTCTTTAATTGGCGCCAAAGCTAGACCAAGATTTTTGAAAGCATTTTCCAAAGACATGATCAGAAGATCACGACCACCAAGGTCTTGCCAACCTTGAAGCAAAGCGTTACGAGCTTCGGCGTTCTTATTAACAAATGAACCGATTGAATTATTGACTCCAGTCCAAAGTTCCTTGGCCTGTGTAAAGTTACCAATAATAATTTTGAACGAATCTGCCCAACCGGTTCCAACTGCTTCTTTAACCGTGCCAACAAGTTGAGTAAATGTCTTTACTTCTGTGGCAGCAGCTTTAGCAATTGCTGCAGTTTTAATAATGTTACTAGCTGCTTCTTGAGTAAATCCTTTTGCCAGCAGCATTTCTTCGGTAAGGTCACCAGTGAATCCAGAAAGAGTTTGAGTCAAAACCTCAGACGTAATCCAGGCATCCGACAAAGATTCACGGAAGTTATGACCAGAATCTTCCCATTCCTTAAATGTCTGCTCAACAGGAACATCCATAAGAGTTCCCATGGCCTTACCAGTCTCGAACAAAGCCGTCTTAAATGCTTCACCACCCATACCAGCATTTACAACGGAGTTCCAGTCAATAAGCTTCAGAGAACCAGTAGCAATAGCCTGTGAAAGCTGATACATGGCATTCGAAGCTTGTTCAGCATTTGAGCCAGACATTGCTGCGAGGTTAGCAATACCCTTGATGGAAGAAACTGAAGTTTCCAAATCAACACCAGCAGCCGTGAAGGTACCAATGTTTTTCGCCATCTGACCAAAGTTGTAAATGGTTTGGTCTGAATATACATTCAAGCGCTGAAGTGCGTCATTGACTTGATCAAGAGTGGTGCCTTTACTGGCGGTGTTAGCCAAAATAGTTTGCACAGAGTTAAGCTGAGTCTCATATTCTCTGAAACCATCAATAAGTGGGGCAACAGTAAATGCTTTAGAGATTTGAGCACCTGTTGACAGAGCACTCGCTGTGATTTGAGCAAGAGTAGTAATGGCAATAGTACTTAAAGCAATGAAACTTTTACTAACACCTTCAATGCCTTGACTAATGTGACTGACATCTACATTTTTCAATGCGCTGTTTACATCAGCAATACCTTTACCAGCATTGGTAAATTTAAGGGCTTTATCCAGCTGTTGGAGGCTGGCAATCGTGGAAGCAATTTTCCTTTCGAACGCTGCATTATCAAATTCCATCCGAACAATGCGGTCATCTACGCTAGCCATTTCTCACCTGCCTCCAAATATCGTCGGCGATCCTATCGAATAGTGGACGAAGAGCTGGATTGATGTAATCAATTCCTTCTACATAACCACCAGTACCAGTACCGTGGCCATATTGAATAATTACGGCGATATTAACACCATCTTCTTTATGAGTATTAGACCAACTAATGGTATGTTTGCCGACTTGATGAGTAACTTTGTACTCCCATGAATGGGCGGTTTCCCCAGTTTCTTTAGGAGTTGCTGAAGATAATATTCTAACGCCTTCTCGACCATATCGATCAAGAACACTAAACATGCTAACAGATTGTATGAACAACAAAGATTTCATTGTCCTTGAAAAAGAGCCAGAAGATGCTACATTAAACATATGGCCCCTTTCGTTTAGGTTGCTCTAATAACCACATGCTTGGCTGCGAAAGCTTGCATATTATTGTGCGAACCACCACCGCCGGCAGGACCAGTGTTGAATGGTGCGGCAACTCCAACTGGAATAAGACTTCCAGGAGTATCAGTCCAGCCAAGGGTTGCGCCAATCATTCCAGCCACAAGAACGCCAGATCCTGCTGCTTGATGCACGTGACTTGGAAGCTCTGCTGTAGTAAGCGTATGAACGTTGTTACCACCATAAGCGCCAACCGTAAGCAAACCACCAGCACCAACAACAACTTTATTAAGTGCGTTTGGAATACGGAATTCAGATCCCGTTTCACCACCAGTATTCCATGTAGTTTGAAGCACCTCAAACAATTGAGGATAATCGGCTCGATATAGCTTTCGCCCATCTTCAAGCATGTATTTAGTCGGAATACTTGCCAAAGTTCCAGGCCAAATCATCTCAGAACCAACTGGAGTTATAGCATCAGGCAAACTAATCCAAGAAGTTCCAGACCAGACAAACTCATAGTTTGTATCTTTTTCAAAAATTTGAACACCCTCATCAGCAAGCGTCATTCCTGCTGGACGAGTACCGCTTGTGCAAATAATTCTTTCTTGAAGCTGCCAACGTGTACCAGTCCACATACGTCGAAGACCAGTATCTGTTTCATAAATAGATTTACCTTTTTCTTCAGAAGTATATCCTGGGCGAGCAGTGCTAAGGCAAGGAACAAAAGCTGCTCCACCAGTAGGACCTACTGCTCCTCGAACATTCCCAGCATCAATTGGCGTTCCGCCCCTAGTAACAAGAATAAGGTGATCACTAATAATATCGCCATCAATAACAGTGGCATTTTCCATTTCAATCATGCGCTCGGCAGTTAAACCAGTTACGGTAGCCATATATCCTCCTCATTCTTCTCACTACTACTAAGTGTGTAACTATCAGCATCAATAAATACTGCAGCTTCAGAAATAATTTCAAAAGTAGTAGCGTCGAGCATATTAATAATTCCATCAACTGTTGTCTCGGCGGTCCATGTACCATCGCCATTGTCTATAATAATAAGACGTTGCCATTTTCTAATAAAAGTAGATAGACCCCTCAATGAAGGAAGACGTGGTTCGTTATCTTCATCGCCGTACAAAACAGATTCGATATCTGCTAACAGATGCCTATCTATTTTTCTACTATCAAATACCACATGCGCAGTAGGTCGAAAGTTTTCAATTTCTTCTGGAATCGCAGAAATTGACCATTCAAATTCAATAGGCTCTGTTTCCAAAGTAAGAGTTTGATAAGCTATTGAAGATGGAATTGCCGTCAAATTATATAAAAGATGAAGTTTATAACCACCATCACTAGAAATATCATCGCCTATCTTTGTTTGATAAGATAATCCAAACCGACTTTTAGGTTGATTCATAATGTAAAAACCGGTTTGATCTTCTAGTGTTCCGTCATAAAACAAAAATTCTTCTGGATAAGTAAAGGCACGTAAAACGGCAGTAAAATCACCAATAGTAACAATGTCGTTAAATTTAATTCCATCGAAATGGACAGCTTCTACTTCGGTATCTACACTTTCCTCAACAGAAACTAAACCATTCCATGAAACACCAACACCATCAAATCCATATAGAACACCCCTACTAACGCCATTCTCATATAAACGGTCGCCTACTTGATCCCATACAAGTGCGGCCATTTAAACCTCCAATCAACCGCTCGTACCTAATTGAGCTTTTCTTGCGGCGTTAAGTTCACGCTGTCTATTCGCAACTTCATTCTTAGACATTTTCTTTGGTTTAGAATTCTTAATGTTACAGATACGAATCAAAGCAAATAATCTATTCAAATGCCAAAACTCGCATTCAAATGGAATCTGGAAAGCAACCATCCAGTAATAAATTAATTCAGCAGTAATAATTTCACCTCTACCCTTTCGTTCTGGCATAGATCCAAAAGTAGTTGCAGATTCTGCTGATTCAATGTAATCGTTAATCTTTCGCATACTGTCTTGATCTAACCTAAGAAAAATGTCAATAGGATAAATTGGAGAGATAATCATAGCCTCAATGTAATAATTAGTCTCATCTATAGTTTTGTTTTCAGTAGTTAAGAAAGGCTTTTTGAATTTAGACTCCCATTTTGACAATGAAATCAAAGAATGCTCTATCTCTATCTCAATGCCAGGAACAGTTTCAAAAGTCTGGGTTTCTTCATTAAAGAATTCTGTTTCTGGAATAGTTAACTTGAGCATTCTTAAACCTCCCATTACGGACCAGCGAAAATCGCAATCACTTCGTCTGGAGTAGGAAGCGCCGCCACAACAGCAGCCGCACCATACAAAAGATCTTCCAGATCTGAAAGAGCTGCTGGCTCCACTACCGTCGAATCAATTGTGATAACAGAAGTGGGCCGATAATCAGTAACTGGGACAGGAGTTGTTGAAATTTCCCAGCTAAAGGTAATCGCCTCTGGCGAATCATTAATCGTGTTGTAAGCCTTTTCCGACGGACTAGCCTGGCACCCATAGACAAGGTGAAGCTTATAGCCATAATCATCACCAACAAGGTCGTTACCAAGACGAGTTCGGTAGGACAAACCAAACGTCTTTCGGGCTTGCTGGCCAATAATCACACCGGGCTCAGGAGCGGCAGCGCCGTCAAACTGAGCAAATTCGTCGGGGTAAGTAAATGCCTCAATGGTGGCATTGAACTCCTCAGCCGAAATGAGGTTCAGGTACTTGATGTTGTCGGCATACTGAGCGCTAGATTCGGCGCCAGCGGGACTTTCTGAAACACTAACGAGACCGTTCCATGCCACACCAACAGCATAAACTCCACTAACGTCTGGAACATACAAAACGCCGTGGTCAATACCAGTCTCGTAAACACGTTCTCCTACTTGATCCCAAACAAGTGTAGGCATTTCTATTTCCTCCTAAAAGAAAAGGTTGAAAACGTCATGATTGAGGTTCTCAGAAGTGAAAAACCGATCATATGAACACATTGGTAATTCAGCAATTTTATCGGGGATGATACTATCAGGATTTTTATCAATAACTGTTACCTGATATCGCTTTTTGTGTGAATATGGTTTATCATCCGCATATCTGATCAATCTATAGTCTCTCTTATAAACAATACATGGGTAATCCATATGCAACGAAGGTGGAGGTTGAAAATATACATGATCGGTTTCGAGAATCCCTATTAAAACATTCTGAAGCTCAATGCGTGTACCCATGAAAGCTCCTCTTAATCAGATACTTGTGGGCCATTATAAACATTTCCAAGACTAAGAATTAGGCGAGGGCTCTTGACTTCCACATCTGTGACAGTCCACAGAACCCCCGCCCATTTCACATATTTAATCTTAAAGAAATGATTATAGGCATAGTCATCCGCAACAATACTGATTGAATTGCTGACATTAATGTCATCATTTAATTTATCGCCAGCATCCAACCGTCTCGTATTTCGAATAACATCCCCATAGTACTGAATTTCAGTTATATCATCAATCCACACACCAGAGCCAGATGGATCTTCTATAGATTCGCCATAACCAACGAAATCACAGAATCTCATCTTAACTCCTTATTGGGTCAAGAAGGACGAGTGAAACTCCACTCATCATCTTCACTGGTACCGAAGTAGTACCCGCTGGCCGGAGTTGCCACGACGCTCAGAGTTGCACCCTCAGCAAGAGCGGACTGTGCTCCGGAGCTAAGAGTAGCATCGGTAAGAGCGTTCTTGTAAACAACGCCGGTCTGGCTAGGAATGGTAACAACACCAGTGTCCTCATTGAACGTAGGCATGTTAGGAGCAACCAGAGCGTTAGTAGACGCCGTCGAACGAACAACCATAGCAGCCTTAGGCCGAATGAGAGCTCCAGAGCAACGAGTCTCAATCAGGTACTTGTACTGGTTGTAGTCAATGTCGAAGTCGTCGAACAGAGAAACCTGGCCACCCTTGTCCGCACCAATGACATAGTCACCCATGTTGACAAGAATACCAAGAATATCCGGCGTGTCATTGAGAACCTCAACCGGAACAATCGAGCTAACACGAAGCTCGGAAGCCAGCTGGTCCAACGACGTATAAATACGACGACCCAAAGTGTCCTTCAGAAGAAGGAACTTAGCGATGACAGTCTCGGTCGTGTAGAAAGTAGGCTGACCACTACCACGCATGTACTGACGGTTAAGAGTAACTGCGTCAACAATTTCCATGTACGAAGAAGAAGCGTCGCCAATGTTGACATTGACGGTAATCGTATAGAAATCGTCATCGTTAGCAATCGAACGAATATTGACTTCGTTGATCTTGTCCTCATCACCAGGGTCACGACCATCTCCAATGAGGACTGCCCTTGCGAGCTCCTCATCGAGCATGATACGCATTTCGCCCTTCATCCACGCCACAACGTCGAAGTCAGTGATGTCGATAATGTCATCACGATCCAACTTCTGCTTCTTGTAGATGGTCTGAGGGGTGGTGACTCGACGAGCGGTTGCGAAGAACTGCTCTTTCTTCAGATTACCCTTGATGTAACCCTTAGCCCGGGCATCCTCAAAGGTAAGGTCAGCGGTGTGAGTCTTGATACGGCTGAAAGGAGTCTTGCGAGCTCCACTCAGAACACCATTGACCCAATCCATACGCCGAGTAATGAACTCGGGCGCATTGGTCATTGCAGTTGCTTCGGGGAAGAGAGTTTCGATGTCGGTAATGCCGTGCTCGAGGTGCTTCTCGGCGTATGCCTCCACGGCTTCCTTGAGAGAGCCCACCTTAACGGCGTCAGCGACGATCGCCTTCATATCATCATGAGAAAGAACAGGAGTTGAATCCTTCTCACCCTTTTCGAAAACGTTCCGGCTCATTTTAGTACCTTCCTGATCGTCGTTAGACTGGTCATTGAGATTACTTTGCTCCACACTATTTTCAGCAGAAGCGAGGGCTTCGCCAATCATGAAATGAAGAACATCCTTTTGCTTATCAGTCATAGACTCATAAACATCTTGAATGGTCTCTTCGTCGTCATCACCATCAGCATGAGAAAGTTCAAGTTCCTTCTCTTCTGAAGTCTCTTCCTTATTGTCTTCGGTCTTATCTTCGGTCTTGTCTTCGGTCTTCTCTTCGGTCTTCTCTTCGGTCTTGTCTTCTGTCTTATCGGTTTCGTCATCAACTTCAAGCTCAATGCCAGTATAAATGATAGCTTCATCATCCAGCATTTCGTCACCATCAGAAT